ATCGCTTGTGTGTGCCACAATGATTAACTGTTGATGCAACCGTCTCTTTTAAAACGATTGGTTCCTCCTCTTTCTTTTTTCCAAATAGGAAATTCCACAATTTTTTAAACATTACTTAACTTTCCCACCTTTATAATAAGCTCTTCCACCACCTTTTTTAGCTAATAATGGTTTTAATTTTTTATATATTTCTTTACCCACCATTTTATAACCCTCCCCAACAGATTTATATGTTTCTGGATTAACTATATCTTTACCCATACTTTTAACTTCGTCTAATGTATCTTTTCCAAAATCTTTCAAAGTGTAAGATTTTGGTTTTTTCTTTTTAGTTTTTAATTCCATTATTTTTTTTAGACTTCTTTCTAACTTACCTGTCATTATGAAGCTCTCTTTCTAGCCATCTTTTTAAATGTTTTAGCTAAGTTATATCTTCTTGATCCTTCAGGGCAAGTTTTACTGCCTAATTTTTTACCAGTACAAGGTTTATCTTTTCTCATACCTTTTACAGCATCTTGAATCCAGCCAGCATCTTTCATACCAACTCTAACTGGTAATCCACCACTTGGATAACCATAAGAATTAGCTCCCAGTTGAAGTTTAACTCCAGGGGCTCTTTTATCTTTTAAATAGTTGTTCATTATTTTTTCCTACTACTCCAACCATGTTTTATCCTACTTATTAATTTTTTGATTTGGACGCTTGCCCCATTTTCCGTAAGATTCATCTCTACGATCTTTCATAGATTGTTTCTTACTAGATTCTGGTCCAGTTCTCATCCCTAAAGATTCATCTTCTCTAGCTTTATAGCCTTGTTTCTTAGAAGCTGACTTCTTTGCATAAGGGAATCTGACATTTGATCTAACACCGTTTTGTCTCATATTTTTCTCCTAGTTAAGTTTATTATAACTTATCTTCTTAGACAAGTCTATTTTTTTTCTTCTTCTTCTTCTTTACCACTGGTTTACTTCCATACTCCTCGGTCCATTCTTTTGCTATCTTAGGATGATTTTTCCAAAGATAACGTCTTTGTTTTTCTGATTTGAATGGCATTATTTTTTACCATTCCTGAAAATTTGTGTACCCTTTATACCAAAAATACTTCCGCAGACAAGAATCCAAAGTGACGTAAACCATGTTGGTAGTGCAGCAAAATGCTCGAAGAAAATTTTTATTTTCTCCATAGCGGCCGGATCGTCCGACCAGACACCCCAGGCGAGCACCAAAATTGGCAGTGTGAGAATCGCTAAAACTACCTCGTCCTTGTAGTCGTTTTGACGGGCTTCTAAAAGTTTGCCCTGGTATTCCGTCTCACCTCGGGCCATTTTTGAAGCAGCCATATGCTGTGCATCAGCCATAGCCATCTTTGTCTCTTGACGTTTTTTATAAATGTGAGTTCCAGCGTTTAAAGCAAGTTTAAGCGCACCAAAAATTGGGAATGCCATACTAGTACCAGGTTGCTGATTGTTTTCTAGCTTTACCCGTACCTTTTACAGTTACTTTATCCCCCGTTGGGATAACGTTTCTTGCTCTCTTGACATCAGCTTTACTTCTTTTGTCATAGACAACATTCTGTTTAGGAACAGGTATATTTTTAGATTTTTCCATATTTTCTCCTATTGGTTTTTTATACTATCTTCTAGGACCTTTCAAGGTCTTTACATCTTTACGCTTCATTTGATCTGTATACAATTTAGTATCCGCAGATAACAAAGCTTTATCCATAGCTGTCTCGTCTCTCATTTCAGCTAAATCTTCATCTTGCTCCATTTTCTGTTCAGTCAAATCTCTATCTTGTACAAGTTTAGCCGTATCAAGATTCAATCTATTTTCATCTTCTAGAGTTTTTCTTTCAGTCTCCCTAGCTTTTAAATCAACTTCTCTTTCTTTTAATTTAAGTAATGGATCATGATCGAATTGAGATGTTATTTGTCTCTCTTCCTTCATAAACTCTTCAGTCATTTCTGCAATCAACACAGCTTTTCTAGCTTCTATCTGTTGAGACATCATTTGTAAATCAGCTGCCGCTTGTGGATTCTGCGGCGCAATTTGTTCTAATTGTTTCATCTGTTGCATTTGTTCTCTAAATTCTAATTGAACTTGTTCTTGTGCCATCAATGATATGTGTTCTAAAATATTTTTTTGTAATGAACCCATAACCATTGGAGCATTTCTAACCATGTTAGTTGCCATAAAGTTTAAGTGTGAAGTAATGTGTGCTCTATGATCCTGACCTGGAAACGCTTGAAAAGGTTTACCACCTAATGCATCTATATTTTCTATAGCTGGATCTTTAGGAGCATTTGGTGGAGGAGGTGGTAATATTGCATCAATATTCTTAACTCCAATTGCTTCATACATAGTTCTATAAACATTATACATGTTGTGCATTTGTGGATTAGTGGTTGCTAATTGCATTTCAGTTTGTGCTAATGTTATTCTCTGTGACATTGAGAATATATTAGGATCAGCAACAGGTAGAATATCTACTCTGTCATCAAAGTCCATTTGCTTCACGGTCCTTGCACCACCGACAACATCGTAAGGATATTCTGGTGGTAAGTACTGTGCAATAATAGTTGCCAGTAATCCAAATTCTTTTTTCATTGCTGCATACAATCTTTTATGTATTGCAGACATTACACGGGAGCCTCTTTCTAAAAGAGCAATAGTAGTTCCTACAGCTGCACCTTGATTACCATCACCAACTTGCATATCAGCAATAGCAGCAAATCTTTGTCCAGCTTGAACAACAATTCCTAATAATTGTAATAATGTTGGAGAAGGTTCTTTATAAGGTAGTGGAAAGAAAGCATCTCTTAAACTTCCACCTGGTGCATCTACATCTTTAAATTCACCTGGTTGAATAGGGTCCGATTCATTCTGAACTCTAACACCTCTCTGCTTAAATCCTGCAGGTAGGTTGGCTAAAGTTCCAGCGTCTAATAATTGACGGAGAGCCGCCGTTGCCGTACGACTCAATCCGCCAATCATGTGAATGAGTCCGAATCCATAAAATCCTAGTCCTGGCAGAAATTTGAAGTGGACGAAGTATTGGATTCTATTTTTCTTCGGATCATTGGGCGCAAAGTTTCGCTTGATAGCGAGAACTTTTCTTGTACCTTCCTCAATTGTAACAATGTAAGGAAGTTTTATTCCAGTAGGTTCATTCTGTGAATCAACCTCCTCGAATCCTTCTAGATCTAAATTCACGTGGCATTCTAACAAAGTATAGATAGGTTGTTGTCTGCCTGTAGCTTTTGTTCCTTCTAGCTCACGCTCCTTTTTTTCTAATTCATTTGAAGTCACCATTCCTGGTGGCCCTAATTCTATATCTCTATAAAACCCAGAAACTTGTTGCTTACGCAACTCGTTTTCTGGAATTTTAATCACATGAATAATAGCTTCCGCATCATCTAATGAGGTAGCTGTGTACGGAACTACTAATTCATCTGCAGGGACGAACTTTGAAACTGCTCTTCCCATGGTCATGTCATAATAGACTTTTTTAAATGTTGATCCTGCTAATGGTAAATGAAACAACATCGAATCAAATTCTGGTTCGTATTCTTTCATCTTGTCCATAACAAGATAATTCATATAGTCTTTTACTCTTTGAGCTTGTAAATCGTGTGCTGGAGTTTTAACTCCTATTACTTGAGTTCTAACAGGCCCATCTCCCGGTAATAATTCTTTATATGCTTGTGCTTGGAACTGTGTAACGGATTCAGCTAGTACAGGATGGGTTGCACCTGATGCTCCTTGAAATGGTTCTGTTCTATTTTCATATTTAAATCCTAAAAGATCTAAACCATCTCTATAAGTTTTCTCCCAATCTTTTCTAGAAGATTTATAATCCATGTAGTTTCCAGCTTGCTCGTTTCCGATCGGCTCTAAAACATCTTCAGGTAAAATATCTGCTAGATTATCAAAATGATTTTCTGTTCCAGGAATGTTAATTGCTCCCGGTTCAAAATCAATAGTTGCTCCACCATCTTCTTCGGGTGTTACTTCTACCGGTTGTTTTTCTGTAACTTCCTCCTGTACCGAAGCATCAACTATTTCTTCCTCTCCAGGAACTTTAAGTTCTGTTCGTGTATTAGGGAGTCCTTTATCTATATCTGCCATTTATACTCCTAAGTGTTTGTAACATAATATTTAAGATTTTCCAACCCCTGTGGTTGTGGCCCAGATTCAGGTGGAATTGCTCCTCTTCTACGTATTCCAGCTATGCCTCCGCCTGCATAACCTTTTATATTTCTAGTTTCTCTTTCTTGAAGAATATTCTCATATCCTCCAGCTTTTTGAATTCTTTCATCTTGTTTTTGTTTTTTAAATTTATCTATTTGAACTAGTCCTGCAGTATAGTTATTAAGAGCTTGGTCATATTTACCTTTATCAAATTTTCCCTGATCATCTACAAACATATTATAAGCTTTACTATATTTACCTCTAGTATGTTCATACATATTCTCTATCATTTGTCGTTTCTCTCCTCTTGGATCATTCTGGTCATTAAGTTCGCGAAACTTAGTTTCAAGTGCCTGTAAAGTAGAACCATAGTCCTCTATCTGTTTAGTAGCATAACCTCTTTCCCCAACCGCTTTTCTTAATTCTTCTTGTTCGGTTTCACCAGCTAAACCCCATGTTGCAGTGCCCCACATTCTTTCTGGAGACTCCCCCATTTTATATTCATAAGCTGCGAATGGTGCAGCAAAAGCTGCTTCACCTGCTAAAGCTAATCCTGTCCATTTTCCAGCGCCTTTTGCTTTTTTCAAAGCGCTTAAAAATTTAGGAGATTGTGCGGCATATCTTTTAGTTATATCTGCAATGTGCCTAACGTCATCTGGAAGTTTTCTAAAATCAAACATGTCTGCATCAACGTTTGCTAAATTTGATCCGAGTGTAAATCCTTTTGTTTTTTGAAGGTCGGTTAATTTAATTCCTGTTTTATCTAACAACTCAATTAAAGTTTTTATTTCACCTTTAGGTTTTTTACCAATTTGTGCAACAATGTCTGGTCCTAAAGATTTGTAATATCTATTAACTGCAGTTTTTGCGCCTGGTTTGTAATTAGCATCTCCTATTTTTCCCACATCATTGTGTCTAACTTTGGTTTTTCCATTCTCATCTACATATGTTGCAGCTTTCCAATCTGCATTAAAAGATTTTCTAGATGCAGATTCTTTAATATTTTGATCTGCAAAAGTTAAGTGAACTTTCCATGGATTTTTGTCTATGCCCTCAATATGCTGGGTATGAAACACACTTTTAGGAGATCCTGGTTTATAACCGGCTAATTTATTTAATTCTTTAGTTAAGCCTTCTGTTGCTAAAAATTCTTTTTGTTTATAAGGTCTTAAAACATCGTCAAGTTTGTGACCACTGTGTTTTGTAATATCATCCGAAAGAGTAGAATATTTAAATTCATTTCCTTTTTTATCTACAAGAACAAAATTTTCAGTAGCTACTTTATTATAATATTCCCCTTTAACAGGAGCTTCTCCTTTAAATGTAAAATACCCGTTTTTATTTTTAGCAGTTCTCAATAAATCATTCCATAACAAGTTCTCTGCTTTATTTGTTTTATAAAAGCTATATCCTTTTCTACTTTGTCTCCTTACTATAGCTTTTTCTTTTCTATCTAGTATCTGTTCTTCGCTTAAATTTTTGTTTCTTTGACGATTCTTTTCTATTTTGTCTGCCTTTTGTTCACCAGTCAATTTAGTATACTCATAATGGTCGTTTAGTTTTGTAGGACTGTTTTTTAATTTTTCATATTTTTCTTTTCCAATAACCGATATATATTTTTCAGGTGTTAAAGCTCTTTCTGCATGAGAACCTTTATAATCAAAGTTGTCGGGGAAAAGATGTTTGGCATCTTTTATTCTTTTAGTAACATTTTTTTTATGAAAAGAATCAGCTTGAGAAGGTTTCCAATCCTTATTTAAAAGTTCAGCAAATTCTGCATTGGTGTGTGTTTTTTTATATTTAATTCTAAGTTTAACAAATTCGCTTCTAGGGAGAATAGGTTTACCACCATACCCGGGCCGTGATCCGTCAACCGTGTTTCGTACTAACTGACCTGCTGATCCACCGTCAGCAAAGCCCTCTACATCTTCGTAGAGATATAATATTTCATCAACTCTATCCATTATTCACCTAACATGTGCGCCAGTCCACCTGATGCATTTAGCTTACGGTC